TGTTCATTTTATTTTATGTTTTTGATTAATATTTCTAACAAGTCTTTTTGACCTTCAAGATAAGTTCTATACTCATCTCCTTCTTTACGCTGAGACATTTCATTTTCAGTCTTTTCATACAGTTCTTTTAGTATGTTACTGATTTCTTGATATCCATCTCTAGGATTAGGTATTTCTACTGCGTTAAAATTTCTAGTAATCTCATTGAGAGTCCACATGTTACCGCAGAGCATACCATCATCATAAATCTGCTCCCATAATTGTTCACCCGCTTTACCATTTTCATACTCATCTTCCACGCGTTTGGATGTAGGAATGAAGATAGTTGTGAAACCATCATTACCTACCACTTTGTAGGCTTTTTTACTTAGCGTTGTTTCCATGTTTTTACTTATTTAGATTTAACTCTGCTAATTTTCTTTTGCTTGAGATCTTGTAGTTTCTCACCTTTCCTGTTGGATCATAAGAGCACACTCTCACAATCATTCTACCATTGACAAGTACAGGATCACCATCTCTTGATGTCTTAATGATCAGTTTCTTGTCATCACCATTTTTGTAATACCTTTCCCGTACTACAATTTTACCTGGCATGTTTTCTTTGACAAAAGGCAGGCTTACAAACATTGAGTGCATACCATCATATAGGATGAATCCCTCACCTACAGATCTTACTTTTAATTGATTTTTCATGTTCTTGAATAATTTGGGAGGTGGAGTGTTGACCCCACCTCCTGATTTATTTAATGATTATATCTATTACATTTCCCTCTGCTTCCATTTTGGAAGTCTAAGGTTGATTTTGCCTTTGCTTTGTGGTAATTAGTATTTCTACTATTACTCACACATCCCACCATCATGATGGCAGTGATGCAGATTAGAATTAACTTTTTCATCTTTTATTTGATATGAATAATAATATTCCTAATGGAATAGCAAATGTTAGGGATGCTAACCCTAACTTTATTTGCATGTCCATTGTATTTGCTGCTAATGCAGCGAATAGGACCATTATGTACATTGATCCTATGAGAAGTATTGCTACTTCTAGTGTTGGTCTCTTTTTCATGTTATTTATTTATTCTTTATATCAATGAGGTGGGCGATTGTTGCTAATGTCGTGACTCCTGCATATATGCAGAACATATAGAATGTGAAGTTTGCTAATCCATAGCAACCAGCACTGAATGCTGACTGAGAGGTTAATAGCAAAATGATTGTGATGATTGCTAATACTGTGATTAGCTTTTCTGACATTGACATGTTTTTCATTTTCTTTTGATTTTAAATGATACAACATAGGTGATTTCCAATGATTCATCCAATTCAATGGACTCCTCATACTTGAATACGAAGCTTTGACGCTCTTCTTGCGTCAGGTTGGACCACACTCCCATGGTCATAACCTGATTGTTAGTGTCTATACACATATATTTATTATTATAAATATTACTAAGTAAGACTGGAGGTGGAGGTTGTGTGCATTAGATACACATGTAGTACGTACTAGATGTACACACACCACACTCTCCAGCAGCATGACACACTGCATAACACATATCTTCCCTCACAGATTTTTTGAGGTATGCATATGATATGATGCATCACGCTGGATTCAATGGGGGGTGGAGGGTTGACGCAATGAGTGGCGGGGCGTCTACAGTAGGGGGTCCACACATTCACACCCTCATACATTTTTCAGTCCCTGAGGTAGGGGGGGGGATGTCCACACATACATTAAAATAGGGGGAGGTGTGTAGCGGGGGGAGGGTGTTCCGCAGAAAGGTGTCCAGTTTTTACTGTAAAAAACTTGACATTTGTGCATGAAAAATTTGGAAAAATTCATGCAGATTTATAGCAACAAAAAACCCCAACTAACTGTTGAGGTTTCTGTCCTGCACATTTGCCACGGTGTAACATCCCAGGTAGCGATCGGGAAACTCTTAATTATCTGAAAAGTTGATAATGTCTTTTGTGTCTGATATCTCTACTCCATAATGCCATTGTTCTGACATGTTGATAGCAAGCTTATAGAGGATACCTCCATCTGCTGTTATTTGGATACCTACAACAATACGCATGTATTGATCAGGGTCTGTCTTTAGATATACAGCTTGCCCTAGTGTGAACTCAGTTTGAATAGTCATAGTATGTTTTGTATTAGTTGAGTTAATATCTTGGAGGTTGCTAGTCCCGCAACACTCCCTATCGTCGCCCCCAGGGAGTATAGCACCCTGTCCGTCAGAGTACCAAAAGCAATTTTTTTTATGTTGTGACTCCATACCATTGATATCATAAATGCTGCAATAATAACACCTAGGTAAATCTCTTTACTAAGAAAGTATGTGTTGATTGCAATAAAGTAAACTTGAATTGCTCCTGTAATTACCAATTTAATCTTCTCGTTTACCATGCTTGTCAGTTAAAAGATACGTAGAGTTTTTGGTTTTAAAAAGAATTCTGCATGGTGTTTTTTTAATTATCTCTACAGTACTTGATGTCATCCAGGTAAATGTACCAAAATATGGGTCTAGTACAATAGATCTACCTATAGATGGTTCATCATGAGATGCCTTATATGTTCCATCTTCATTCCATTCTATCCAGTAGATTCTATTAGCATATCTTACTAACCCATCATCCTTACGGGTTAGTTTATAACGTGGTTTTTTTGAAAACCTTTTTAGATTATCTTTCTCCATACAATACAAATATACGTTTAAATTTTTTGAAGTTAAACTTTTTTGTATATATTTGTAGTGTAAAACCAACTTAATATTATGAGTCAAGAAAAAGAAAAAGAAGTTTCACGCGAAGAAGTTATTGCGTGGTACAGAGATCAGATTGAGTTAGCCACTCTACGCGCTGATCTAGCAGAACAACAAAACCGTGCAGCAAAAGCTGATGCAGAACGCATGCAAGCTACCATGTTTATGGCACAGGTTCAAGTTCAAGGTAAAGAAGGAGAAGAAGAAGAACAAGAAGAGAAAGCACCAGTAGCAACTTTAAAACGTAAGAAATGATCAGCTTTAAAAAACTAAGAGGTAGACGTATTTTGATTGAGAAACCAATGCGTCCAGAGTCAGCCATTGAATTGACTCCTGAGGTAAAAGAAATGTTAGACCGTGAGTTCATGAGTCAGTGGGGGTCATTAACAGTTGTTGCTGTAGGATCTGATGTAGAGGATGTAGCAGCAGGTGACAATGTTTATGTAGGTAGCGCTTTAGCCACTGCTGAAATCATTGAACATGAAGGGAAGCATTATATCATGGTCTCAGAACATGATGTAGCGATTGTGTGGTAATTCTCCGTGTTTCTTTCTGGGTGAAGCGTTAAAGACAACCACATCTGTTGTTTGCGGTGGAACAACACGTCACAAATTACGCAAGATTTGTGACAATGGGTGATATCCAGGTGAAAGTCCTGGGGAAGAAATACAAAATCTTTTATTATGGAAGTAAAAAGAGTAAGTAAAAAACTAAGAATGACTCAGCATGATTTGGTTAAGTATCAGATTATGACTGAACTTGTATTCTTTAAAAAGGAGAATGTTATTCCATTTGACATGGAGGTACTTACTCTTTTGGGTACATGGGGTTCTATGGAGCTAGGTGTGTTTTGCACTAAAGCTGCCAAGGTTTTGTATCCTGATATGAAACCTGAAGAAATTGCTGTACGTGCGCAGAATGTACGTAACAGAGTTGTAAAACTTGAGAAACGAGGGTTAATTGAAAAAAGTAAGCGCGGTAAGAAAGTCATAGGAATTTCTCCTGCCATAACTCTTGAATCAAAAGGTAATGTGTTGTTGGATTATAATTTCTTAGCAGTTGAGACCAGTAAAGCGTAAAGTAATTATAGAGAAAACAGCTAACAAGTTGGAATTACCACCTGAGTTAGTTGAAGATATAGTGTCACATTACTATACGACACTACGTAAAGAAATGAGTTATGGTAATCTACATGCTATTACGGTCCCTAATCTTGGAACATTTGTAGTAAAGTATAAATCACTACAGATTAAGATTAAGAATTATAAGCAAAAGCTCTTGACTCATACAGATGAAATCTCTATGATAACATTTGAGAATAAGATGATGGTCCAAAATGAGTTAGATAGGTTTCACACCATGCTAGGAGTTATGGAGGGTGAAAAAGAAAAGAAACAAAAAATACGTCAATCTAGAATAGATAATGAAAACGCTCGTACAAATTTGGAAAAATAAATGGTTGATTCTTGAGGGAATAATAGGTTATTATTTTACCAAGAAAAAACACCAAAAAATTGCAGCATACAGAATGGATATATGCATGCATTGTCCATTGTTTGATGTAATAGGTACAAAATGTTTAGTGCCAGGTACACAACCTTGTTGTGGAAGTTGCGGATGTTCTTCAAACCTTAAAGTACACAGCATGTCATCAGAATGTCCAGAGGGACACTGGGATGCAATTATGACTGAAGAACAAGAAGACGCTTTAAATGAGAAAATAAATAATAGTAAATAATATGGCATTAGTATTTGAACCCAAAACACACTCGTATAAATCAATAGATTCTTCTGATGATACTGTATGGGTTAGTGTAACAACCTTGCTAGGGCATCTTAAGCAGCCTTTTGATAGTGATGCTATTGCTAAGAAAAGCTCTAAAAGTAAGAGTAGTAAATGGCATGGAATGACTATTCAAGAAATACAAGATGTGTGGAAGAAAGAGTCAGAAAGAGCATGCACCCTTGGTAACTGGTATCATGATCAACGCGAGGCAGACATTACAGGATGCACCACAATTAATAGACATGATAAAGAGTTACCAGTTATTAGACCTATGTTTGATGAACACGGTCAGAAAACTGCACCTTCTCAGAAAATGATTGAGGGTATTTATCCAGAACATATGGTGTATTTACGTTCTGTAGGAATATGCGGTCAATCAGATTTAGTAGAGGTTGCTAATGGTGAGGTTCATATTACAGATTATAAGACCAATAAAGAGATTAAAAAAGAAAGTTACAAGAACTGGGAAGGACAATCACAAAAGATGTTGTTTCCTGTTTCTCATTTAGACGATTGTAACTTGATGCACTATAATCTGCAGTTGAGTATTTATATGTATATGATTATCAAGCATAACCCCAACCTTAAACCAGGTAAGCTAACCATACATCATATCATATTTGAAGAGGAGGAAGAAAAGGATAAGTATGGATATCCTATTACAAAACTTGACAGTAATGGAGATCCTATTGTGAAGGAAATCGTACAGTATGACTTACCTTATTTAAAAGACGAAGTTGTTTCTATTCTTAGCTGGTATAAAGAGAATGCAACAATGCTTCAAAAAAAGAAAAAGAAATAATGGTAAAACTATTTGATATACATGAGGGTGCAATTGTTCCAAGTGAACATTGCTATACTCTTAAATTTTTAAAGGATATTATAGATCAATACCCAGATGATCATATGCAGATATTCCTTTATCTGTTTTATATGACTTGTCCTAATCCAGATATGAATCCATTTTTTGATGTAGTAGAGAATGACAAAGAAGAATTGATTTTGTCTCAACTTACTGCAACATTTTCTACAGAAGATGAATGTATTATTCATGGATTAGAAATGTGTAAAAAGTTATATGAAACTCCCACGTATCGCGCATACATAGGTATGAAACATATGCTAGATCGTTTAGCAAGATACATGGAGGTTACTCCTATAGAACATGGTAGAGATGGTAATATTAACTCTCTGGTGAATGCTGCAGCAAAATTTGAAGCAATACGTATGAGTTTTAAAGGAGCCTATAAAGATTTAATGGAAGAGCAGAAAGGACAAGCAAGGGGAGGACAACAATTAGGATATGATCAGTTATGATGCCACCAAATACAAATAACTTATTAAGCGTACAAGTACATCTTACGTACTTAGTTCCTACATCATCAATACGCGTTGTATTTATGAGAGAAGTTCCACGTAGAAACGAACATGTAATGTATCAAGATAAAATGTTTGTTGTAAAAGACGTTATCTGGGAAGCTGATAAAGAAAAGAAAGTGATAGTAGTATTAGGAGAAATTGAAGACTAATGTATAAGTCAGTCCCAACATATAATTGTGAGTCTAAGGAATGGACTAAAACAGACTTTGAAGAAAGAGAGTCTTTTGTAGACTTTTTAAAAGAGGTATTTAAAGAACCTGGTAAATACGAGTTTGATGAGTGTAGTTTAGAGTTTAATTCACAAGCTAGAAAGTTTAATAAAGATAAGTTCTATTGTCCATTTCCTCCCAAGAGTAAAGACTTTGTAAAATACTGGGACACTGAAAAAGATAAATGTCGCAATGGTGTAATCTATAAAAGCGGTGATAAAAATTGGTATTTAACCAGGGATTATTACATGTGGTTAAACTTCTTACCAATTTACAATAAAGAGGTTAGTAAGTTTACTTTCCCTGATGTACGTGATGCTCAGTACCATATGGCACTTTATGAGGAGTTAGCAAAGCATACATACAAGCATGCAGCAATTCTAAAGAAACGTCAGATTGCATCTTCCTATTTTCACTCTGCTAAAATGATTAATCTTTACTGGTTTGAAGAGGGTGCTATTAGCAAGATGGCAGGATCTCTTAAAGACTACGTTGCAGAAAAAGGTACATGGCGTTTCTTAGAGGAGTATCGTAACTTCTTAAATACTCATACAGCATGGTACAGACCATCAACCCCTGACAAGGTTCTTAACTGGGAGCAAAAGATTGAGGTTAATCAAGGAGGTAGAAAACGAGATGTGGGTTTAAAATCTGTACTTATTGGATTAGTACTTGAGAAAGATCCAACAAATGGAGTAGGAGGACCTTGTACTTTGTTCTTCCATGAGGAAGCTGGTATTGCTCCACATATGGGTAAGACACTAGAGTATTTGCTACCAGCTATGAAATCAGGTATGATTTATACTGGTCAGTTTGTAGTAGCAGGATCTGTGGGTGATTTGGAACAATGTGAACCACTTAAAGAACTTATACATAATCCTGATTCTAAAGATGTATTAGCTGTTGAGACTAATCTTATGGATGAGAATAACCAAACAGGAATGTGTGGTTTGTTTATTCCAGAACAATGGAGTATGATTCCTTGTATAGATGAGTGGGGAAATAGTAAGGTTGAGGAAGCTATGGACATGATACGTGCAGAAAGAGAAATCTGGAAAAAAACTCTGAGACCTGATGAGTATCAACTTCGTGTTTCTCAGAAACCTATGTACATCTCAGAAGCTTTTTCATCACGTGAAGACAGTGTTTTTCCTTTACACTTGGTTGCAAAACAGTTACGACGTATCCAAGACAAGACTTATTTTACTGAATACTTAGATCTTAGTAGAGATGAACAAGGTAAAATAGTAGCTAAAGAGTCTAAGAAAATTCCTATTATGGAGTTTCCTATAACTGCTAAAACCCAGGATAAGGAAGGCGTAATATGTGTTTATGAAAGACCTGTAAAAGATCCTACATTTGGAATGTATTACGCGTCTATTGACCCTGTTGCAGAAGGTAAAACTACTACATCAGAGTCATTATGTTCTATATACGTTTATAAAACAGCACAAGAGGTTACACGTCACAAGAAAGATGGTACAATTGAACAAATTATAGAACGCGATAAAATTGTTGCTAGTTGGTGTGGTCGTTTTGATGACCTACAAAAAACACATGAACGTCTAGAAATGATTATAGAGTGGTATAATGCCTGGACTATTGTGGAAAATAACATTAGTTTATTTATACAATATATGATTTCTAAGAGAAAACAGAAGTATCTTGTACCCAAAAATCAGATATTATTCTTGAAAGAGATTATGAGTAACACAAACGTATATCAAGAATATGGTTGGAGAAACGTAGGTACAATTTTTAGAGGTCACTTAGTTTCTTATGCTGTACAGTTTTTAGAAGAAGCATTAGATCATGAAACTAAATCTGATGGAGAGATTGTAAGAACTATTCACGGTGTAGAACGCATACCAGATCCTATGTTATTAAAAGAGATGCAAGCTTATCGCAAAGGTCTCAACGTGGATAGATTGGTAGCATTTTGTTCCCTAGTTGCATTTGCTAAGGTTCAAGAGTCAAATAGAGGTTATTCCAAGCGTGTAGAGAAGGAAGAAGGTTTGGATAATACAAATAAAATGCGTACATTATTTAGTAAGACGTCCTTTCGTAATATAGGGGGGATGAAACCTAGAAGTCCTTTTAAAAATTTTAGATAAGATGCCAAAAATTTATAACGCTTTACAGCTAAAGAGTGGTGCAAGAGCAGAGTATAATCGTATGGGTACAATTACCCAACCTGTTCAATTCTTACTAAGCGATGAAAAGGATGAGTCCTGGGGTGCATGGAACATGGACTGGTTGGAGATGCAAGGATTGAAACAAATTCGCAGAAATGCACGCAGACTTTTAAAGAACTATAAACTTGCTAACGGAATTATTGACAGAACAGATTATTTAGTAGAAGAAGATAATGAAGCTGCTGATTTAATTGAAACTCTTACAAAAGATGATTCTGGTGCATTTGAACTAAAGTTCTTTCCTATTATCCCTAATGTAATTAATGTTATGCTTGGTGAATTTGCCAAGCGTAATGATAAGATTTCCTATCGTGCAGTGGATGACACCTCATTTAATGAGATGTTAGAAGCTAAAAGAATGATGGTTGAAGAAATCCTCATTGCAGAAGCTGAACAAAAGATGATGGAAAATATCCAAAAAATGGGATTGGATATGCAGGATGAACAGCAAGCACAGCAAGTACAGCAGATGATGTCTCCTGAAAACTTAAAGACATTGCCTGAAGTTGAGCAATTTTTTAAGAAAAACTATAGATCTCTTATTGAAGAGTGGGCAACCCATCAACATAATGTAGATGAAGAACGCTACATGATGAGAGAACTAGAGAATATTGCATTCCGTGATATGCTGGTTACTGATAGAGAGTTCTGGCATTTCAAAATGAATGAGGATGATTTTGATATTGAAGTCTGGAACCCAGTTCTTACATTCTACCATAAATCTCCTGAAGCAAGATATATTTCTCAATCTAACTGGGTAGGTCGTTTAGACCTTATGACTTTATCTGACATTATAGATAAGTATGGTTGGATGATGACAGGAGATCAATTAAAGTCTCTTGAGTCAATTTATCCTACAAAAGCTGCAGGATATATGCTTCCAGGTGTACAAAATGATGGTGGTTTTTATGACGCTACAAGATCTCACGAGTGGAATACACAAGGTCCATCATTAGGAATGCGTCAATTTTTAAGTGCTAGAGATACATTTGTAAACACAGGAGATGATATTCTATTTAGAATCTTAAATGAGTCTGAAGATCTGTCTGACTTATCTAACATGAATCTTTTGCGGGTTACTACATCATATTGGAAGTCTCAGAGAATGGTTGGACATCTCACAAGTATTGATGCTGACGGATTAGTTACAGAAACAATTATTGATGAGAATTACTTTGTTACAGAGAAACCTATATATGATACCTCTGTAATGAAAAAGAAATGTAAAGAAACATTGATTTATGGTGAACACATTGATTGGATTTGGATTAACCAAGTATGGGGTGGGGTTAAGATTGGTCCTAACAGACCTAGTTTTTATGGAAACATTGATGCTAATGGTTTTCAGCCTTTGTATCTAAATGTAAAACCTATTCCATTCCAGTTTAAAGGTGACTTTAGTTTGTACGGATGTAAACTTCCTGTAGAAGGTTCTGTATTTAGTGATCGTAATACAAAGAGTACATCTCTTGTAGATAAGATGAAACCTTATCAAATTGGATATAATCTAGTAAATAACCAGATTGCAGATATTCTTATTGATGAGTTAGGTACAGTTATTATGTTGGATCAGAATGCTTTACCTAAACGTTCAATGGGTGAAGATTGGGGACATGATAATTTTTCTAAGGCATACGTTGCTATGAAAAATTTCCAGATGTTACCTCTAGATACCTCTATTACTAATACAGAAAACGCACTTAATTTCCAACACTATCAAGTTCTAAATTTAGAACAGACTCAAAGATTAATGTCACGTATCCAGCTTGCTAATCATTTTAAACAACAAGCGTATGAGACTATTGGGGTAAATCCTCAGCGTATGGGTCAGGTTATTGCACAGGAAACTGCAACAGGGGTACAACAAGCAATGAATGCATCTTATGCTCAGACTGAAATGTATTTTGTACAACATTCTGAACAGTTGATGCCTCGCGTACACCAGATGCGTACAGACTTAGCACAGTACTATCACTCAAATAAACCAAGTGTTAGATTGCAATACATGACTTCTTTAGATGAAAAGGTCAATTTTCAAATCAATAGTACTAATCTTTTGTCAAGAGAATTGAATGTATTTGCTTCTACTAAGGTAAATCAAAAGATGTTGCTAGAACAGATTCGTCAGTTAGCAATGAACAATAATACCGCTGGTGCATCTATCTATGACTTAGGTAATATTCTTAAAGCAGATTCTCTTGCTGAGATTACTCACACTATGAAAGGTATTGAGGAGAAGGTTAACGCAGCTAAGCAACAAGAAATGCAATCTATGCAGGAAACTGAGAAGATGAAGCAAGAAGCAGAAACTCAACGTCAGGAAGCTAAACTGAAGTTTGAAGCAGAACAACGCGCTCTTGATCGTCAAAGTAATATTCAGGTTGCTGAAATACGTTCTGCAGGATATACAGGAATGGTTGACCTTAACAAAGATCAGCAAAGTGATTACATTGATACTCTTGAATACCTTGACAAAAAGAATGCACAAGAACAAGGGACTGCTCTTGCAAGAGAGAAGGAACTTAACAAAAATGCAATAGATCAGCAAAAGGTAAGTCTACAAAGACAAGAGTTACAAACTCGTAAAGAGATTGCAGATAAACAGCTTCAAGTAGCGCGTACAAATAAGAATAAGTACGACAAAGAAAAATAATAGCGATATAGTGTTCAAAAATTATAGCTTACCTCTTAGGGATGTAAATTTTTGAAATTTATATTGTACATTATATATGAAGAACACACTAAACCAACTAAAATTTTATGAGTACTGATAAAAACGGAGCAGCTATTGATAGCGTCACAATTGACAATATTGATGACTTCTTACCAATGCCAGGTGCAGATAGTATTGTTACTGCAGATGATGAAGGTGTAAAAGCACCAGCAAATGTCTTTAGTAAAGGTACAAAAACTGCAGACTTGAGTTTCTTGGATAATGATGATTCAGATGATGATTCAGATAATCCAGATGAACCAAAAAAGATTAATGTTGATAAAGCATTAGCAGCATTGGATGAAGAGTTAGCAAATGGAGATGATGATGATCAAGACCCTGCTGCAAACAAGGGAAGAAAAAAAGTAGATAAGAGCGGTCTTATTGATACTTTTTCTAAACTTATTGAAGAAGGTTTGATTATGCCTTTTGAGGATGACAAACCTTTAGAGGAGTATTCTATGAAGGATTGGAAGGAGTTGATTCAAGCAAACTTTGAACACCGTGAAAATTCTATAAGAGAACAAACTCCAAAAGAGTTCTTTGAATCACTACCTGGCGAATTGCAGTACGCTGCAGAATATGTTGCAAGAGGTGGTAATGACATGAAAGGTTTGTTCAGAGCATTAGCTGCTGTAGAAGAAACTCGTTCTCTTGATGCATCAAATCCTGATCATCAAGAAATGATTGTACGTCAATACCTACAAGCAACAAACTTTGGTAACGGAGATCAAGATTTGATTGAAGAACAAATTGAAGAATGGGTTGATGCTGGAACTTTAACCAAAAAAGCACAACAATTCAAACCAAAGTTGGATCAAAAAGAAGAAGAAGTTCTTCAAATGAAACTTGCACAGCAAGAGCAATTCCGCCAACAACAGCAACAGCAAAAAGAAGCTTACATGTCTAACATCTACCACACCCTTAAACCAGCTGAGTTAAATGGTGTAAAGATTGATGCTAAACGTCAGAAGTTCTTGTGGGATGAATTGACCACTGTAAAGTATGGTTCAATGACAGGAAAACCTACAAACTTACTAGGTAAGCTTTTGGAAGAGTATCAGTTTGGTAAAGAACCAAGATATGACTTGATTGCAGAAACTCTTTGGTTATTGTCTGATCCAGATGATTATAAAGAGAATCTTCGCAAGCAAGCAAAGAATGAGGTTGCAGCAGAAACTGCACGCAAACTTAAAACAGAGGAAGCACGTAAGATTTCATCTTCAGTATCAAACGATGATGATGATGACAGTGTAAGACCTCAACGTAGACAACAAGGTGGTTTGAAAAAACCAGTAAACATATTTAAACGATAACACACTTTATATTAACTTTTAATTTTTAAAAACAGATGAGTACACCAGTTTTAAACAACGGTCTCTTTTTACGCGACACTAACTACAAGGTTAGTTCTCACGTAGACAGCTACCATTTGGTGAACATGCTTAAGTCTTCTGAACCCATGGATTTGGGTCCTGTTGATTTGTGGGCAATGTCACAAAAGGTAGAAATGCCTCTTTATCAGATGGCATCTTTTGGTGGTAAGAACACCATTTTAGTAGACAATCCACGCGGAGAGTACAAGTGGCAAACTCCTGTAGTACAGGATCTTCCTTACATTGTTGAGGATATTGAAGCTGCTAGTTCAGTCTTGGGTCAAGATGGTACTACTTTCAAAATCAAGTTGAACAAGCGTTCTTTTGGTCATGGTGATATTATCACTTATGATAAGTACAAAGGAGAGGAATTGTTCATCACTGCTGATGATATCTTGCCTGCTGGCGATGGTTTCATCTACACTGTACAGTTGGTTAACAAAAACAATGTGGCTGCACTAGATCACAAGTATTTGAAACCAGGTACTAAGTTCTTCCGTAAAGGTTCTGCACGTGGAGAATATGGTGAGAAGTTTTCTGACATTGGTGAATTGAATGCAGGTTTCCGTGAGTACTACAACTTTGTTGGTGGTGCTGAAGCTCACGTACATTACTCTGTATCTTCTCGTGCAGAAATGATGATGAAAGGTGGAATGAATGCTGATGGTACAGTTCCTGTAACTGAAATCTGGCGTTCATTTGATGCTAACATCGCTAAAGATCCTTCTTTGACTAACATTGATGCAATGGTTAGCAAAATGGGTAAAGACTACATCAAGAAAGCTTATGACAATGGTGATTTGAGTCGCACTTTCGTTACTAAGATGGAAGCTGCTCACTTGAGTAAAATTGCTAATGACATTGAGACATACTTGATGTGGGGTAAAGGTGGTCGCATTAAGCAAGATGGACCAGATGATATCCGTTTGTCTGTAGGTTTGTGGGATCAGTTGGATAACTCATTCAAGCGTATCTACAACAAGAGTGGATTTAACTTGGAGTTGTTCCGTTCTGAAATCTTCAACTTCTACAATGGTAAGGTTGAATTTAAAGGACCAGATCCTTCACGTCAAATCATTGTTCAAACTGGTATGGCTGGTATGAAGATGGTTAATGAGGCTATCAAGAAAGAAGCATTCAACATTGCTGGTGCATCTGCTGGACAAACTAACGCTTTGTTCACTGACATGTCTAAAGCAGGTATCGGTGCTATTTCTGGTAACAACGCTATGGATTTGAACTTTGGATTTGCTTTCACAAGCTACACAATTCCTTTCTTGGCAAATGTGAAGTTTGTATTAAATCCTGCGTTTGATAACGTACACACCAATGACATTGAGAACCCAATCATCGATGGTTTCCCATTGTCTTCTTATAACTTTATTGTATTCGATATCACTGATAACACTAATGACAACATCTTCTTGTTGAAAATGAAGTGGGATAGTGAATTGAAATGGTTCTATCAGAACGGTACTATGGACTACATGGGACGCTCACAAGGGTTTGCCTCTGTTGGTAACTTCAATGGTTACAGAGTGTTTATGAGTCAGATGATGCCTTCTATCTGGGTTAAGGACCCAACCAAAGTTCTTAAAATTGTGATGCGCAACCCCATCACAGGTGGTTCATTCTAAGGAACCCTGAAGGTACGGTAATCCAGGAGGGCATTAAAATCCTCCTGGAATTACACTAAGATACTCCACCTCCCACCTGTACATTACTCATGTACAGTTCCCCTGGTAAAACAGGGGGCATCTCCTATAAGTAACAACCTTGACGTGGTTTAGGAGCTTAAAGCAGAAATGCTGACTAACTGTTACAAAGAAGAAAAAACAAACCAACTAAAAACTTTTATGGAAGTCACAATTATTGAGAAACACAACTCATTAAAACGCGGTGCATCAGTAAGCATTCGCCCTTTTGTTAACAGTACCATAGACAATATGGGACTTGAACGCTATGATATGGCGTTGTTTGAAAACTGTTTTCATGAAGAACCAATCATTTGTCTTGAGTACAATGGTATCAAACGCTATGTTACAGGACTTAATGAATTTGCACCAGAACTTAAAGATTTGTCACCTGATGATTATGAAGCAGCTGTAAAACAAATCAGAGTAACAGTAGCTCAACTAGAAAAAGAACTAGCATCAAATGTAATTAAAGCAGATGATCCTGAGTTTTGGAACAAGGTAAAACTGTTGCGTCCTGATAATGATCAGTTTTGGGAAAAGATTGTTTTAAGATTGGGTAATGATCCTTTGTTTTTAGATCCTGCAAAAGATCCTTATGACTTGATTAAAATGAAAGCCATTGAATCAGGTGGTTTTTCATTGATTGCTAAATCTTTGGAAGAAGCGCGTTCTACAAGTGGTAAGAAGTTTTATTTGGATAAGTTTGAAGAAACTGCATCTATCAGAACAGAAGTTAAGAAATTGCGTAACAAAGCTCTTGCAGAATTGCAAAAGTTGTTTGACAAAAACACTAACAAATTGTTTTATGTATGTAAGATTGTAGATCCAAACTCTACACAATATCGTAAGTCAACACCTCATGATGTTTTGTATGATAACATGGATAAATACATCAATGGTGAGACTGTTGAGAAAGATAAAAAGAAAACTGCTCAGCGTTTCTTGGATACTGCAAGTTTAGATATGGAGTCTTTGAAATTGAGAGCAATTGTTAAGGATGCTACATACTATAAGGTAATTGCAACTCGTGGTGATGGATTTATTTATCACATGAAAAGTGCAACAATGATTGGTAAAAATCCTTCAGATATTGTAGAATATTTGAAAAATCCTTTGAATGAAGAGATTTTAGCAGATATGATAAAAACTGTAGAAGGATACTGGAATAATTAAAATAAGTCACAAAAGATATGGTCTAATAAAAAATAGACCATATCTTTACAGTGACAAGATATTATGAATAACGCATTATTACAACTTAAGATTAAAGAACGCTTGAACAAGTTAAGTTCAATGGACTATGATAACATTGAATGCTGGCAAGTTGTAGAGGCGTTTAATAAAGCTCAACTAGAGTGGGTACGTAGACAAGCACATGGATTTCATGCTGCTAAAACAGGTAAAATGGGAGGTGCTGAATCTAGTACTACATTAATAGATGATTTGCAAAATCTTTTAAAAGATCATACGTATACATCCTTAGCTGATAGGGGTTTGTTTTTTGAAACTAACCAGATACTTCCTACTGATTATTTATTTTTTAACAGAATTAATGCAGAAGCTACTACAGAATGTTGTCCTCCTCGTATTGTGACAGCATATCTTGTCCCTGTAGCTGACGTAGATAGTTTACTAGGAGATCACTTAAGAAACCCTAGTCTTGAATGGGCAGAAACATTTGCTACAATGTCATCTAGTAAAATACAACTGTATACAAATGATAAGTTTAATGTTTCTAAAATTAACCTTTATTATTTTAGAAAACCCATACCTATTAGTATTGTAGGTTGTGCAGACCCATCTACTGGAACAATTTCTACAGTAGATGTACCATGTGAATTTAAAGATGATATTGCAGAAATGCTTGCAGATGATACTGCTTCTATTCTTGCAGGTGATATTGAAAGTATCACACAATACCAAAGAACAAAACAAAACTCAACAGATACTAACTAATGGAATACCCAATGTCATATTCAGCAAATAAGCTGAAAAGAAAAACAGAAAGTTCTTCAAATCCTGTAGATTCTCAAACTGCAGCATGTGTATCAGAACTTATGAATGCTTCAACTAGTCTTCATAAACTACATTTAAAAGTACAAGGTCCTGGATCTTTTTCTGCACATAAAGCATTAAATGAACTATATGACGCATTACCAGGACATGCTGATGATTTAGCTGAAGGATATCAAGGAGCATGTGAAAAAATCTTACAATATGAAGATTTTGCTCCTAGAATTTTGAATAATGTCGAAGATGCATTATCTTATTTAAGAGAAATGAAACTGATGATCAATGGATTACAGGAAATCATGCCTCATAGTGAGATTGTAAATGATTTAGATAATGTCAAAAGTACAATTAACTCAATCAAATACAAACTCTTATTTTTGAAATAATTTTTTTATTAACCCTTTAAATATTTTTTATTATGGCTTATTTTCCTCATGCGTACCAAAAGATGTTGGTCGCTTCTGCCGCTACTCCAGTTTTAACTGGTAACGGTACTAGAAAAACTATAGATTTGGCTGATGGTCAAATTGGTGTAGTTGATCCAAAAACTCACAAACTTGTAGATCTTACAAATGCAGCAACATTGTTTACTGGAGGTTTGAACATGGTTTATCTTGCTCAAGGAAGTTTCTTTGCAACTGATAAATTAGGTTCTTCTTTGCATGGTGGATATCAAGAGACTGTAAAGTCTAAAGGTATCAATCCTAAATATGTTTCTGCATTTTACTTGACCAGAAGTGCTAATCCTGTTAGCAATGTGGTTATGGTTAAACCATCAACTGATTGTACAAGCATTGCTTGCGATAGTACGTATCGTTTGCGCGTTGATGTAAAAGGTTCTCCAGCATTACGTTTTTTGACTCACAATTTGTATCAAACTGTTGATGCTTATAGTGGTTGTTGCGATTCTAAAGATAGCAATATTGATCCAATGGTTTTGTTGTTGCAATGGAAAGAAGCAATTAACAAATCTTTGATTTTAAATCAGTTTGTTAATGCTCAAGTTTGGAATGCTATTGCTCAATCACCAAAGACTACAACTGGTGCTAATGGTACAAATGTAACTTCAACATCTGCTACTTTTGTTGTAACTGATGCTACAGGTATTGCTATTGGACAGCGTGTTACAGGAGCTACAATTCCATCTAATGCAGTTGTTACTGGTGTATCTGGTACTTCAATTACTATTTCATTTGCTGAATCAAGTACAGTTGTTGCTGCTGATTTTAATGCAAAAAGTGATTTAACTTTTTATGCTGAGATTCTTACTGCGTTTGATGAGTATTCACCAGAAACAGGTGAAACAAATCCTGATACAAATAATTGTTTCTTGACTTTGACAGCATCCTACATGGCTACTGAGTTTGCAGATTGTTCATTTTCACCAATGGATCATGTAGAGTATCAACCAGTTGAAATTTATGCTTCAGTTGTTGAGCAAACTAACATTCCTTGTGACACTGCATGCTTCGGTAAAGGTGGTGTAGTTACTGCTCCTGTTGCATCTACATATAGCACTGGTGGAGTATATGTTTTGAGACAAGCTAAACAAGGTAAAGGATTTGGTGAAACTGTAGTTCGTGAGTACATTCTTGACAAGCGTTACAGACAAGAGCCATGGAATCAAGATCCACGTTTGCGTGAGGTACTTGGTAACACTACTCTTACTGATGTAAGCAGAACTACAAAATATTGGGCAATTCATATTTTGCACAGTGTTCCTCGTAATAGCAACCCAAGTGGTACTATGGATGCTGATCAATATTTGATTAAAATTGTTATTCCTGAAACTAATGGAGCTGCAGCTAGTGTAAAAAGCTTTGTAGACTTTATGAATGATTATCTTGCAGCAGCTGGTAATCCTTTGGTGTGCACTGATGAATTTGGTGTAGCTGTTCCTACTGTTTAATTGATTTGTTTGTAAATAAAAAGGAGATTGAGGAAACTTGATCTCCTTTTTTGTTTTGTATCGATTTATTTTGTAAATTCTTATTGTAGAGTATAATTCATTAATCCATGGCAACAACACATAATTTAGCATTAGACATTCCTGATACAGCATGTGAAACAATTATCAGAATTGTTGATGCTTCTATTTATGCTACAGGACTACCTGTTACTTGTGGTAACTTGGATATATACATGCCAGGGTTTACTAATCCTATCAATATTTCAGATGAGACTGTAGAAACTGGAAACTTTGCATTAAATCTTAATGCAGAAACATTAGGATTAATTCCTCCATCAGGTTCTGCAGTAATGGAATTACCAGATGGTTTATATACTATAAAATATAGTGTATGTCCTATTGAAGATATTTATGTACAGTACTATCATCTTAGAATGACTTGTACAATGAACTCTTACTATAGAGAAATCTGTAAGGTTCAATTACAAACATGTGAACCAACTCCTGAGCAACATCAAAAAATGCATGATCTTAGGTATATCAAAATGTTCTTGGATGCAGCTAAAGCTAAAGCTGAGTATTGCCATTCTCCTAAAGACGCTATTGATATGTTTGAATATGCTAAAAAGCTTTTGAAAAAATATCAAAGTGGATGTTGTACAACTTGCGCAACTTGTTAAATTAGCAATAAATTTTAAATTATGGCAAAGTGTAATAACTGTAACACAAATTTAGGATGCAGCTGTCAAAAGCGTACTGCATCAAATGGAGCAAGTGTTTGTTCAAATTGTCTTGCTGCTTATGAAAGAACTCTTAAGCAAGCTAATACAAAGTTTAACATAGATACAAATAACTCAAACTTCGACATTACTATATAATATGTCAGATACTCTAGACCATATAAATGAATTGTTTGCAGATTCATTATTTCAAATCATGCGTCAAAAGCGTTTTGGTTTGAAGACCTGTAGAGCAAAAGTAGATCATGAATTAGCTGATGATTTACGTAATATTTATATGAGAAATCTAGAAAGAAAATCTTGCAACCTTGAAATAGAGTATGCAGGATGTTCTGGTGAACGTGTTGAAGAAAGAATAAATACATTATGAAGCCTATAACTACCTCATTTTTAACAGGAAAGGATACTTGTACACCAATCTCTTCTGATTGTGTTGTATGGAATGGTCCTGATCTTCCTTGTGTAACAGAACCCTGCAATGGTGAATCTGCTACTAATGTATTGCAGTTAATGGCTGATAAATTATGCGAACTATCAGATCAAATAGCTAATGTAGTTGAGGTAGATTTTACATGTTTATTAACTCAAGGAGATAGCACTCCTACTACAAATGAAGAATTACTTCAATTAATTATTGATAAACTTTGTGATGCACTAGCTGTAGATCCTGGAAACCCTGATGGACCAAAGTCTTTATATCCTGTTCCTTCGTGCATAACTGTATTAGATGGTGATGGAAATAGAATTACATCTGCAGAATTAAATGATTGGATTGATTATGTATCAGAAGCATTTTGTGATTTAATTAGTAATCACAACAGCCTTCAAAACCAAGTAAATGCTTTAGAAGCGCGTGTTGTTATTTTAGAATCAGCAACTCCTACAGGTACAGGTGTTTTACCTAACATTACTTCTAAATGTGCAACTGCTACAAACGGATTACCAAATCAGTCAGTTCCTATTACAGCAGCAATAATGAATTTAGAAACAGCTTTTTGTAATCTTTATTCTCAGATAGGAACAAGTACAGAAATTGCTAATTTTATACAAGAAGAATGTGTAGGTTTAGATAATGCTCCTAGTCTTTCAAATGAAAGTGTAGCAATGAATGAACTTGCAGGGTGGACAGAAAATCCATCAACAGTAATGCAAAACTTAAATAACATGTGGCTAGTTATTTGTGATATGAGAGCTGCATTAATTAAATGTTGTGTTAATCCTGTAATTCCTTGTATACCTTACTCTGTAAGTAATGTTAATATTGGAACACCTACAGTCAATGGTGCTACAATTACATGGACAGCTCCAAATTTTGGATCATCACAAGCACCTGAAAGTTATACAATTGGTATTTACGATGTATCAGGAAATCAACCAATAGGCTCTTCATTAATTACTGAAGTTGTTGTAGATTTTCCAACAACAACTGCTACAATTGTAGCAAATACACTTGCACCTGGTAAACCATATGCAGCTGTAGTAACTGCATATTATGCTGATTGCGGTGAGTCAGGTCAATCTTTTGACATAGGTCCTGTATTACTTTCATCTAATGAATATTGTTTAGAATTATCTGATGATGCGTCATCTGCACAAACTACTCAAACTGAGTGTGATGGATTGTTGTATTTTGATATTTACAGAACAGTTACTTTACGTTATTTAGTTAATGGTATTCAATCTGTAAATATGGGTACTAGTGTTTCTGCAACTTTGAAATTTAATACACGTGCTAATGAAAACCCAGCTAATCCGTTAAATACTCCTGCGTACTACACACTTACAATACCTACAGGAGCATCAAGTGCGGTGTATACTTACAAATACAGTATACAAGCTTACAACTCAGGTATTGCAAGATGTGAAGATAAAGTCATCAGAAACATTGCTTGTATTTATCAAGTTAATGCAACATCACCTGAAGGTACAGCAATAGCTTTATGTGATTCTAATTCAATTAAACCCTGCGTATTACCATAATGCCTACTAACTCATGCAGCTGTCAACAAAATCCATCTGTGGTAATACCACCTGTGTCTCCTTTTGTATGCCCTGATGAGTGTTGTGCAGAGATTCTTGCAAGTACTTGTCTAGTATATGATGGTCCACCTATACCAGCATTTGGTATAACAACAAACCAATCATTAACTCAAGTAATTCAAAATCTTGCTTTTGGTAGCGGTGGCGAAGGAGGACCTTCTCCTATCTATCAAGGACCTCCATATTCTACAGTTACTGTACAGAATTTTCCTGCAGGAACTTATATTTATGGAATGTCATATGATCAGTTATTAGGTAATATATATGCTCCATATGTACATCCTGCATTTACATCATTTACAATGAATCAAACAGTTAATGTATTAGTAGGTACAATTGTGTCAGGTACTAAAACATTTACTGCTACATATTCTAATATTCAAAATATAGTTCCAAATAGTTTGGAAATTATTCAAGAAAATAATCAAACAATTTTAGGTTCTAACTTACCTTTGTCTTCAATAAACATAAATATAGGTAGCCATGTATTTACATTTGCTACTTCTCTTTCTTGGCAAGGTAGAGCAACAAAAACCTTAAATTATGGATATTTAAATAGTAACCTTTTTACAGTAAGATGGATGTATAAAGTTTTTGCAGGACAATTAACAGAAGCTGTTTTAGATCCTGATTTTGTAGCTGCATTTAGTGTATTTAATGATTTAAAATCAAATTTTTCTGGTATCTATAACTTTGTTGAAACACAACCAACATTGACATATAGATATTTTTGTTTTCCAGATGCATTTGGTGCGCCTAGTCAATTTAAAGATTATGATACTAATTTTGAAGTAGCAATGGCAGATACATCAACAAATGCATTTTATAATAATGTTGATACATCTGGAAACTCTTATGGTTTAATTGAATTAGATTTTCCAAATGCAGTAAACATACCATATAGAGTATACAGAACATATTATCCACTAGGTGGAGCAATTAAGATAATAGTAAGTTAAACAATATAAAATAAAAATATTATGCCATATCCAATAGGTACAATAGGATTAGCAAGTCCAATAGGCACAACATCAGGAAGTGATGTGCATGCGACCCATTATGATTTTTTAGGTAATGGAGGATTTAGAGTTGTAGATACTCTTGGTCAAAGAAATGACATTACATTAAATAGAAGAGCGTGGGGAATGATGGTATATGTAAGAGCAAACGCTACATATTATAAATTATGCACCATTGCAGAAGGAGGAGCTAGTGACAACCTAGATGATGATAATAACTGGGAAATTGTTACAATGGGTGGAACAGAAGGTCCAATGGGTCCTCAAGGAGATCCTGGTCCTCCTGGTCCAATGGGTCCAAGTACACCGAGTACCTTAACATTTTTAGGTTATTATAATTCTGGAACGTCATACGTTTATGGAGATGTAGTAATGTATCCACCTAATGGAACACCTGGAGGTACTCCTCCTGTTGCTAGTTATGTAGTAATGGGAAATACTGCTACAGGTGCACCTTTAAATATTGATGGTAGCATCAATGTTGCAGGAGGTTGGGCATTCTTTGCTACAGCAGGTCCTGCAGGTGTAAATGGTTCTACAGGTCCAATGGGACCACAAGGAAACCAAGGTGAAGCAGGTCAAAATGGTGACACAGGTGCAGATGGTAATAAATGGTATACAGGTGATGTTTTACCAGGTCTTGCTGGAATTACAGATGCAATTGATGGAGATTTATATTTATATTTACCAGTAGGTGGTAATACCGCAGCAGGTAATGGTGATGTGTACGTGTATCAAAATGGTGATTGGGTAGATGCTCCTGCAGGCAACATACAAGGTCCTGATGGAGCAGATGGTGGAGGAACATGGCCATATGGTCCTACACTAACAACTGCAACAATAGCTGGTAGTGGTTATGCTGTATCAGGACAAAGTCTTGAAGGTTTGTCAGCATTTCAAATTCTCCAACAGTTATTATTCCCATATCAGTCTCCTGCAATTAATACATTTAGTGTATATGATGCATCAGCTGCTACCAACAGTGATTTACAAGATACTGAAGTTATTGTAAATACAGTTTTGTCAGGAAATAGATGGTTTAAAATAACCACATCTAATGCAAGTAATTTTGCAACAACTCCTTCTTTTAGAATTAGTCAGCAAAGTAGTGCAAATCCTCTTACATACATTTATGGCACAAGTACTACATTTAATCCAGTACCTCCAACAAATACTACATTTGTTGTAGCTCCAGGAACTCCTATTACTATTAATAACGTAGGATTTGAAACAGGAGGTTCAACAGTTACATGGAGAGCATCAGCTCTTTCAAACCAAACACCTGGTGTTGTCATAAATAGTCCAACTTATACAGTTACTTGGAGATATCCTGTGTATTGGATATCAAGTACTAGTACAAGTTTAAATGCTGCTGAAATTCAATCTGGACAAACTATGTTAAATTCTAGTGAGAATGGTGTCTATCCTTTAAATTCATATACAGGTTCTAGATATATTTATATTTGTTATCCTGATTCAGGAGATAATTTTGGAACATTTACTAACATGATTCAATCAGGTGCAGGCGCACCTACAGGATCAAATGCAATTATTCCAACAGTAGATCCTGCTGCAGGAGTTTGTACAGGTTGTACAGAATATACTTCTACAGATTCTTCTGGTAGAAAATATAAACCTTTAACATTAGGTGTAAATGGTTTAAGTATAAATTATAGATTGTATAGGTCTTTAAACCCTATTCAAATTGGACAATTTTCAATTGTATAATAAAATATAATATATGCCAAGTCCTGCTGGTTCAATTGGTTTAGCTAGTCCTATTGGTGTTACATCAGATACTGATGTCCATTCAACTCATTATGATTATTTGGGTAATGGTGGACATCGTTCTATAGCTACAATATCTGAAAGAAATCAAATTACATTAAATAGAAGAAAGTTTGGAATGCTGGTCACTATCACTAACGATAGTGATCCAGCAAACAACAAAACTTACATTCTATGTAATACTGCAATGGATTCTACTTGTAGTAATGATTTATTACAGAATAGCAACTGGAAAGAATTTAGTGCAGGAGGAACATTGCCTACATTTACACCATTTAGATATGTTTATACAGATATAGATGGTAATCTTACAGATGAACTTTATACAAATAGAGTTTTATTGCAAGAATTTGATGGAGCAACTTTTTCTGATAAACTTATTAATGCAGGTTTTAGTGCAAGTGGAGTTATTGTAGATTGTACTTACTATACAGGGGTTCAAACTCTTAATGCAACTGTTCAGATTATAAATCCTTGTAAGTTTGAATTTAGTAATATTACTATTCAGTTTCAATCTAATACAGATTTTGATCATATGTTTTACATCCAGTCTCCTGGAGTTAGTATTATTGGAAATGGTAGATCACCTAAATACGATCAACCATCTACATCAAATACTAAGTTTATAATGACTAATAATGATCAGTCTCAATTAAGAGGTGGATATCATATTTTTTCTGCAGATACTGAAAGTTTTGCTAATGGTCAAAACGTATGTTTATTACAGGGATTTGATTGTATAGGTGTTCAAAGTATTATTGGTAGAGTTAATGGCGAACCTACATTTACATCAGTTGCTCCAGGAGGTCCTCCTGGCGTAGGAGGTATTTGCTTATTAGAAGGTAATCCTTTTGTGGCAGGTGGTGGTAATACAATTAGTCAAATTCAAATTAGAGATATTCTTGTAGATGGTACACGCGATCATGGTATTTTAATAATAGGTGCAATCTTAGCACAAGTTGTTAATTGCAGGGTCTCGCGTGCAGGTGGTCATGGATTCTATATTGGAGGTACAACATCAGAACCTGGATTTGAAGGTGGAGGTACAACGTCTACATACTTATTAAATTGTTATGCATCTTCAGGAAATCTAGCAGGATTTTGCATGCACTCAGCTGCATACTCTCAGTTACAAAACTGTGCTGCTGAATATTTTGGAATGGGATACTTTTTAAGAAGTTGTCAGAATGTATCTTTATTTGGATGCGGAGCAGAAGAAAATCAACCTAAAACTCAAATACCAAACCATCTAGGTATATATCTTCAAAATGATTCAGGTTCTTATTTACTTAGTGATATAGGACCTGACAATATAAACTTCTTTAGAGGATCTAGTTATTGGATTTCTGGTGGTAGAAATATTTATATACCTAATGCATATTCAAAAGATCCAGGAGGTGTTTATGAGTATATAAATCCTAATACTGGAGCATTTGTTCCTGCTTTAGCTCCTAGTTCTAATACATCTCACTTTACAATTATTGGTGAAGTGAGATCTGCATATATTGTAAATCCTCGTATTACAGGTACAGCAATTACACCATATCCAATTGCAATTAGAAAAAGTGGAACAGGTGATACAGCTACATATCCTAGGGATATCAATATTATGTTTAATCCTCAAGATGACAGACCTACAAGTGCATCTCAGTGGTTTGCAGGTCCAGGTTTGCCTGGAAATAATTATGATCCTTATGAAGAATATTTTCCAATTCTTTCAGGTCAAGGAGTTCCAATACCTACAATTTCTTATGTGAGAAACACTAATACTAATCCGCTTAACGGTTTATTAAATACACATGTTAACGCGATTGTGCTTATTGAAGATGGTAATGTACTAGATACTACAACGCCTTTTCCTCATAGATATAAATGTCAAGTAGAAATAAAAAACGGTAATAGATATTATACACCAATTGTGTATGATTATTTAAATTATTTAAATAGCGATATTTTTGTTGAGACTGAAGACCCTGCAGAATTTTCAATTTTAGGTTTAAATAGAAATACTAATGCCATAAAACTTTTAGTACCTACTCAATTAGGACATTATTTAGGATCATCTTTAGATAGATATTCTGATGTAATTCAATATACTAGAAGGCCATCATCTGGTAATCCCATGTTTATTGGTCCAAATATGTCAGTAAAAACTTCTCCAAATTTTCAATGGGATTGTTCTAATTATGATCCAACAGCACCTCTTCAATCTACAGATTATTTACAAAAAGTTGATCCTTATAATAATGTTATATCTCAATATTTAACTATTTCTGGAGTGACTATTTATTTGGAGATTCCAGATCCTCTTCCTGGAAATTTAGAAGTTAATATAAGATCTCTTGACGATGCATCAGGACAATGGATAATGACTCCTGTAATTACATTTACGCCATCATATTTATCAGGATCCTATTCAATTCCCTTAAATATAACACTTGCTCCTGCAGATATGTGGGGAATTTCTTTTACAAATCCTAATAATCAACCTATTGAAGTAGTCACATGTATAGTATATAGAATTGCTTACGGTACAGTTTTTTAAAATTAATTTAGTATATTTGTTTAATTATGAACTTAATAGCTGCCGTTTATAACGGATTAAAACGCAAGCGTTCTGCAGAATCTGAAGCAATCAGATTAGGGATCAGCTTAAAAGAGTACCTAAAAATTAAACAAAAAGTAGTAGATACAATAGATCAGCATGCAGATGCAATTGATGATTTTATTTTACAAAAAGCAGCAGGAGATGATTCTGCTAAAATAGAAGTCTCAGAAGATTCTATTACAAAGGTACGTGAGATTCATGAAGACCTAGAAGCAGGTACAGCAAAGATTACAGCAATAGCAGTAGAAGAACCTAGAAGTGCAGAAGAAATAATCAAGATATTAAACATAGATACCAGTCGCTGGAAACTTTCACAATACTGGAATAAGGAAAAAGATCATAGATGGTTAGTATCAGCACTTGTAACTAGACTTCCTGAAGAGCAAAAAGCACAAATATCTTTTTTAGAATTATTACAGGGATATAAAGTTCCAACAATACCTGCACCAGAACATACATTAACAGACATAACCTCACATAAAGAAAAAGTATGTGGGGTTTTTTCATTACAGGACCTACACTTTGGTAAAACAGGTAATGAGAATATGGGTGAAATTCTTGTAGATGCTGTTAAATATCTTATTGGTAAAGCTCATTTTAGTTATGGACTTAATAAACTTGTAGTAGTTGTTGGACCAGACACTCTTAACATGGATACATTTGGAGGAACAACTACTAAAGGAACTCCTGTAGAAAACTCTGAAACCGCCACACAAGCTTATTTAAAAGCATTTGAATCTATTTGTGAGGCAATTATTACACTCTCATCATTTGCTCCAGAAATAGAGGTTGTATTTATTCCTGGTAATCATGACAGATTGAGTTCATTCCATTTGTTACATGCTGTAAGTCAATCATTTGCAGGATGGAAACATATTAAGTTTAACATTGACTATGCAGAACGTAAGGTTATTACTTATGGTTCTAATATGCTTTGTTTTGAACATGGTGATGTACATGCTAAAAATAACCCACTAGTTTTTGCTGTGGAGTTCCCTAAACAATGGGGAGACTCTACATGGAGAATGCTTTATACTGGACATTACCATGGACGTAAAGCAAAAGAATATGTAACAGAGAATGAAGAACACGGGTTTGTTACAAGGATTATTCCTGCATTAACCAGTTCTGATTACTATCACTATCATAATAAATATGTAGGAAACAAGCGTTCAGCTCTCCTACACATACATGATGAGAATAAAGGTCTCATAGGTGAATTCACATATAGTGTATAAAACCTTTTATTATCCCCTAATTTTTTGTAAATTTTAATGTAGGCAATTATGAAGGTAGCTAAGAAACCTGATTTAAAAGCACCCAGATACAGAAAACCAGCACCAACCCTCTTAAATAAAGAGTTTATTGCTGTAATGAGAGAGAAAGTTCCTGGGTGTAATGTGTTGAGTGACAGACAGATAAAGGATGTTATATACCTATTTAATGAAATGGTATGGACAACTGCAATTGAAGAACGTGATGGTGTAGAGTTACCAAACCAGTTAGGTCACATTTTTATAGGGACATGTCCTGCTAAAAAGAAAACTAAAAATGTAGACTTTAAGATGAGTGCTGATTATCTAAAGGTAATACAGCATAGAAACTGGGAAAGTGATAATTACCTAGCAAAGATATTCTACACCAGTTATGGTAGTAAGTATCGTTACAGACATAATGATTTGTGGGCATTTAATCCTACAAGAAAGTTTAAAAGGATGGTTGGTAAAACATATCCTGAACTGTGGAAAAAGTATATAATGGTGGATCCTAAGAAAAAGATTAGCTATGTATACAAAACTACAGAAAATGAAATTATCAGAAATGAAATAAGTTCTGAGACTATTAATGAATATAATGAATTTGATTTGTAACTATGACCATCGGTGAAGTAATATCCAGAGTTCGTAACCAGTTTAAAGGTAGTAAACAGGATGCGTTTATTACAGATAGATTACTCTATTCTGTAATTATGAAGTATGCTAAATTGTTAATGCGTCGTCAAGACACGTTGAACAAATTGATGAAATTCAACAGCGTATTCCAAACCTTAAATTTTGTTGAACTTATTGAAGTAGATAGAGCTGAAGCTGACTGTAGAGGTATTGATACAGGTTGTTATTTCAAAAGAACTAAGGATAAACTTCCTACAATGATGGAAGGATATTGGGGACCTCTTATTAGAGCAGTGACCTCTATTGATTTATCTGAGGATATTGACCCTACCTATCCCATTACCTTTGAAAAGATTTCCAAGCAGAAGACTTTCAAATATAATAAGAAACATTACTACTGGTATCTAAATGGGTATTTGTACTTTCCTAATCTTGAATGGGATGCTGTAAGAATTGAAGGAGTATTTGAAAAAGATATCAGTGCATATAACTGTGATCCAGATGAGTGCATGTATGTTCAGGACATGTCAATCAATGTTCCTGAATTTTTGCTTGCTGAAGTTGAGCAAATGGTAGCTAAAGACTTTGGAATCATGATTCAAATTCCTCAGGATGTGTCATCAGATAACCGTAACATTCAAAGACCTTAATCATGAAAACAGAGATTCAATATAGAACATTTGATGAACTTCTTGACAGTGTAAAGATTGATATGAAACACCTCAATCTTGAGGGAGTCATTGATACTCAGCAACTTATCAAGATTGCAATACGTGTAAATTATGAATTAGGATTAAAGATTAATCCTTCTAAATCAAGAGCAATTGAAGTCAAAGGAGGTAAAGCAAAACTACCACCTGATTTTAATGTACTAAATTTTGCTTTGATTTGCGATGATACAACAACTGTGGTTGATGTAAATGACGATAAGACTTACACTCAAGGTATTGCTGATGGTATTTTAGAAGGTGTATATTTAGCACAACAATACTATCTTAAGAACTTTGTAGGTACGTATAATGTAACCATGGATGTTCTTAATGGAACAAATGTAATTACACATAATCTAAACACTACAAACGTAGTAGTTGAAGCATATGCTCCTGATGGGACAATGTTGAGTTTTGAAGTAAACATTGCTAATCCAAATAGCATCTATGTTATTTCACAAGCACCCACTGCTGTTAATTCTGTAAAGTTTGTAATTATTGGTGCTCCTCAAGTACCCACAAGTACAGTCACTACAACTGATCCTTTGACTTCTTCTAATGGATGTCAAGCAGAGATTGCTATTCCTCCAGGAGAAGGTACACCACAGGTGTATTACACAACCAATGGTAAGTTGAATAGAGCAAAGAGTTTAACTAGATTAAAGATTGAAAAGAGTAAAAGTGTATCTCCTGACTGTATAAATCTACAAAGTACTGCTTATCAAGCTGCTCATATTAAAAATGGATTTTTAGTTACAAACTTTGATGAGGGGATTGTATATATCAACTACCAAAGTTTAATGGAGGATGATGATGGTAACTTATTAGTTATGGATCATCCACTAGCTAATGAATACTACGAGTATGCAATGAAGCAAAGAATCTATGAGGATTTGTTTTTTGCAGGAGAACAGGTAACTAACTTTTTGCAACTAGTTGAACAAAGATTGCGTGCAGCTAGAAATAATGCCTTATCATTTGTTAATACTCCAGATTTCAGAACAATGGAAAGAAACTGGGAAATGAATCGTAAAGCTATGTATCATAAGTATTACAACATGTTTAAAAGTTATTATCCATGATTCGTGCAAAGTTCAAGGTAGCAGTATACGACGTTACTGTAGTAATATTGGTTTTACCTAACATGATTGATTTAGAAAAGATAGTTCTAAAAAGAACTAAAACTTCTATTGATACTGATCGTGTGGAGGGTATTACATTTGCTTGGGGTAACTCTGAGTATGTTGTTGCGTTTGAACAAGATAAGTTATCACACAATTTGATCAATCATGAACTGTTTCATCTTACTAAAAGTATAACAGAACATATTGATATAACAGATGAGGAATCTCAAGCATGGTTAATGGGGTTTCTTTCTGAGAATGTTTATAGGGTGTTAAAGAAAAAAGGTTTTACAATTGAAAAGTAATGGCAGCTGAGAATCAACAAAATCCAGGAGTAAAGAATAACATCTTTATTAAAGGTATGAATAAAGATACTACAGACATTTTTATGTCTGATCAGGTATATACACATGCCATTAATGCAATAAACAATGTACACACTGGAGAGTCAGGAACTATAAGCAATGAACCTTCTAATTATTTATTTTCTAGTGCACCTTATGTAATTATAAATGCCACACATAAAAGTGGGCATGAGTGGGTAATTTGCTCTACAAATGATACAGATAGTGAAATAGGCATATTCAATGAAATAACTAATGATTATACAACAGTTGTTAATGACCCATGTTTAGGATTTAAAAAAACAAATCTTATTACAGGTGTTTGTAAAGAAAACTATGATTGCACTTATAGTTTTTATTTTCAAGACGGATTAAATCCTGATAGAGTTATGAATCTTGACAGAGTACCGTATAAAGTCATAGGAGACTCTGTTCCAGATAATGATTGCTATGGTCCCATTTATGGTGATGAATTAGATTGTGATGCTTTATTGTTAAACCCGTTAGTAAAACAACCATGTATTAGAGTTAAAAAATCTCAGGGTGCAGGACAGTTAAATAATGGTAGTTATATGGCTGTAGTTGCTTATTCTGAAAATGGTATTAAACTTACAGATTATTCAGTACCCTCTAATCCTCAAGCTCTTTGGGGACACACAGGAATTGGAGGAGGTATTGACATTGAAGTTACAAATCTTGATCAAGATTATGAAGAATATGAATTAGTAGTAATTGCTATTATTAATCAAGAAACTGTTGCTAAAAAAATTGGTAACTATTCAACACGTCAGTCTCTTGTAACGCTTGATCTATTTAATGCAAGTTTAGAAAGTGTTTCTTTAAAACAAATTCCTGTACGTAGTGTAGTTTATGAGAAGAGTGATAAAATGTTTAGTGTCAATAACTATTTGATTAGAACAGGTTTAACTACTCAACCATATTTTAATTATCAAGGTTTAGCAAATAGAATACAAACAGAATGGGTAGCTGTAGAATATCCTGCTGATTATTATTGGAATGGAGGAAATTCTACAGGTTACATGCGTGATGAAGTCTATTCATTTTTTGTAAGATGGGTGTATAAGACAGGTGCTAGAAGTGCATCTTATCATATTCCAGGAAGACCTGCGTCAGGAAACGATAGAATTGCTGTTTCAGGATCTGATGTTTTATATCCTAATGAAACAGAAAGATGGCAAGTGTATGATACATCTACTAAAACCACAGCTACAGGATTAACTCGCGATAATGGAACTATTGTAGCAAAAGGTCAAATGTCTTATTGGGAATCTACAGAAAAGTATCCTGATAACGAATATGAAATATGGGGAGAATTATGTGGAAATCCTATTAGACATCATAAGATGCCTTCTAATGAGGTGACACATATTCACAACCAAGGTGGAGATAAGATTTATGTTTTAGGTGTTCAGTTTTCTAATATTCAGCATCCTGTTGACAATCAAGGAAATCCTATCAAAGACATTGTAGGATTTGAAATTTTAAGAGGTTCAAGAGAAGGGCATAGAACCATTGTTGCTAAAGGTATGTTTAACAACATGTGGGAATATACTCTTAAGGGTAACTCTTCAAAAAAGGGATTGTATCAAAACTATCCATATAATGATTTACGTCCTGATAAATTTTTAAATACAAATTTTGCAGCACTTGATTCAGGTTCTGGAAGTACATCTGAAATAGAAAATTTAGGTAGTAATCCTGCTCCTTCTACATATAAGAAAAACTATTTTTCATTTCACTCACCTGAAACAAGTTTTGTTAGACCTTACTTTGGTCAAAACTATGTTAAGATATATACTGAAGAAAGAGGTACAGTATTAGGAAATTTTGAAGTACCGTACAAACATCCTAAACATAAACTAATGACAAATGCATCTTTAGGATTTGCAGGTGCAATTGGTTTAGGTATAGGTTTAATGGCAGCTATTGGTAAAACTACAATTGGTGGTTATGATGTACCAGGTGCTACTACAGCATGGGCAGCACCTTATACTGTGGGTACTGCAACTACACCTCTAACAAAAGGATTTAATGCCTCAAGAGAATCTTCTGCTGCTACTATTATTCCTGACTTGATTGCAGGTGCATTTAGTAATCCGTTTGGTTCAGGTACATCTATTGCAGGTATTGCAGCGTTTGTTGCAGGTTCTACATTTTATGTAGGACAAGGTATAAATCAAATATTTGATACAATTTATAAGCTTGGTAAGTTTAGAAATTATGTATTGCAATATAATTCACATGGTTTTTATGATACTTACTCAAATGTTATAAATGCGAATGCACCTGCTAATGCAAAAGCATTCCGTAGAAAAGTTGCTAACTCTGGTGCAAAGTATATTAGTTCTGGATTGCAAGATTTTGATGCTGCATATAGAGTTAATAATTATAATAGAAA